GCAGTAAATAACGGCACCGGCGCAGCAATGTTTGTCAGCAGTATTGATGGAACTACCATAAATTTTACACAGCCATTTACTGCCGCAAAAGGCGGCGCATTTGCTACGTATACTAATAAAGTAGGAACTAACGTAACACCGTTGGGGTCAGGAGCAATCTTTAGTATTGATCGAGTTGGCGGATATTACACTAATCTAGCAGTAACCACTCCCGGTGTAAACTATGTTCTAAATACCCGTATTAAATTATTGGGAAGTGACTTAGGTGGCGTAGACGGAACTAATGACGTATTATTTAAGGTTACCGGAATTAATAATTTAGACTCGTTTACAACAGTTGCTCAAGGCACTACAAGTGGATCAGGTCTTGGTGCAGAGTTTGATATTGTTATTTCGCCCACTGGTGTTTACTCTGCAACCGTGCATACTGCTGGAGCTGATTTTGCACCAGCTGACACAATTACAATTTTAGGAAGTAACATAGGCGGGGTAGATATCACCAACAATCTAACACTTGCTGTGACAACAGTGACGAAATCTTATTCGGCTATTGCACAAACTAGCTCAAGCGGCCTTGGAACTGGTGCAACATTTAATATTACTAGGACAGGTAGCACTTATTCTGTTACACTAGTAAGTGGCGGAGCAAGCCAAACTCCAGGTGACATTATTACCATATCAGGTGCAAGTTTAGGTGGCGCAAGTCCAGCAAATAATCTTACATTAGCTGTAGTAGACGTAGATATTAATAATGCAATTACATTATTTGACTCAGTTACTGGCACTGCTACGGGCACAGGCGGAATTTTTGCAATTGGAACTATTACTGGAACAGGTGTTTTTGTTGGTGGGCTAATCGGTGCTGTTACATTTATCTCTGGTGATAGTATCAGCGGCGAGCGCATATATACTGGATTAATTCAAGATTCTACTTCGGGGTCTGGTTCAGCAGCAACATTTGATGTTGCAACTGCTAACGGTATATACGATGTAACAATTACTAATCCTGGCAGCACATATGCATTTAGTGACACTATTACAATTCTTGGAACCGCAAATGATCTGGTATTAACAGTAACATCGTCCAGCGCATTTGGCGGAGGAGTGTTGTCTGTTAATACAAATGGAACTCCTTCTTCTGTAGATGATAACTTTACTGCTATAGCTGGAACTAAAGTAACTACCGGTGCCGGAGCATCATTTGACGTAACTAGAAGCGGTGGCACATATACTACTGCGGTAGTGAATTTGCCAGGAACTGGATACGAAATCAATGACGTTATTGCATTCAGTGGTGCTAGTTTCGACGGAACTAATCCGACTAATAACTTGACACTAACTGTCACTGGCGCAACTGGTGGAGCAATTACAACAGTAACCGCAGTGGGCGTGTCAGTGCTGGGATCATCAATTGAATTTTGGTCAGCAGTGGCACTAAGTGAAGTGACAACAGCAACGGTTCCTGATGCAACAACCGTTACAACCAGTGCAATTGCTACCTTACAAATTACATTTCCAAACGCACATGGACTTGTTCCTGGTGCAAGTATAGTAGTTGAGATTACCAGTGCCGGAACTAATCACGAGCTAGCTAAAGGTCCTTTCTATGTTGAATCAGTTCCTAGTGGAAACATTATACGATATACAGCACGAACAGTTGGCACGATTGATACTGGAGTATCACTAATAGGTATTGTATACTCAAGACCAGATAGTTATTTTATCCATAGACCATACGACGGCGGCGTGCAGTTAGGCACTGGAGGCCCGCAACACGGTGCCCAAGCAATTCGTATGAGCAAGAAATATATTCGTTACCAGTCTGGTAAAGGTATTATGTATACCACTGGTGCATTATTTGCGCCTAGTTATAGCCTACAAGCAATTAGTGCAACAGGAACAACTGTTGGTTCGTATATCACTGTTACTACAGATGATGTTGATCACGGTTGTCAAGTTGGTGGCCGTGTAAGAATTATTGGTGTTGATACTGCTGGATATAACGGCGAATATACGATTGTTGATGTGATCACCGAGCGACAATATAGAATCCAAGCATATACAACATTAGCAAATGTATACGGATCTATCACTACTGCCGCTCAGATGTCAATTTTGAACTGGCACGGTGCTACAGTTCGTGCTGGAACATTTGATGATCAAAACGGTATGTTCTGGGAATATGACGGTAAAGAATTAGCAGTGGGTCGTAGATCAAGCACCTTGCAATTATCCGGCGTAGGAAGTATTGCTAAAGATACTAATATACTAACTGGTATCAATACACGATATAGAGATCAAGTTAAAGCAGGAGATAGAATTGTTATTAAAGGTATGACTCACGTTGTATCAAACGTATACAGTCAAACATCGATGAGTGTTACTCCTGACTACCGTGGTGCAAGTAATGCAAGTCAAGCAAAAGTTTGTTTAGTGCAAGATTTAATTATTAAACAAAGTGAATTTAACTTGGATCGATTAGACGGAACAGGACCGAGTGGTTACAATCTTGATATTAGTAAAATGCAGATGATTGGTATGCAATGGTCATGGTATGGTGCAGGATTTATTGACTTTATGTTAAGGGGTGCCGATGGAAACTATGTGTTTGCACATCGTATTCGTAACAGTAACACTAACACAGAAGCGTATATGAGAACTGGTAACATGCCAGTTCGTTATGAAGTTATTAACGAAGGTGCAATAGGCAAATTAAGACAATCAGTAACAGCGGCCGCCGGCACACTGCCGTTAGTAGATGCTAGTGCGTTCCCTAACGAAGCGGGAACAGTATATGTTGATAATGAATTAATCTCATTCTCTGGTAAAAGCGGAAACAATTTAATTGGTTGTTCACGTGCTATTCCCCTAGTTAACTTCGTAGGTGGCGCTCAACGAACGTTCACAGCAGGCCTTGCATCTGTCCATGAAGTTAATACAGGCGTAATTTTAATTAGTAATACTATCAGTCCAATTATTAGTCACTGGGGTTCTGCGATGTTGACAGACGGACGTTTTGACGAAGATCGAGGATATTTGTTTAACTATGCATCTACAGGTATTCAAGTATCAACTACAAAACAAACTGCGTTCTTAATTCGCCTAGCACCTAGTGTTTCAAACGCTATTATTGGTGACTTAGGTGACAGAGAACTTATTAACCGTGCGCAATTATTGTTAAAATCAATTGCGGTAACTGCTGATAGCGGAACAGGTGGTCTAGTTATTGAGGGAGTGTTAAACCCACAAAACTACCCAAATGATCCTAGTGCTATTTCATGGTCTGGACTGGCTGGAAGCTCAGCCGGCGGTCAACCGTCATTTGCACAAATTGCACCAGGCGGTTCTGTATCGTGGTCCGGTGGTGCAACTGTTCAAACATCTACCGCCACTACTACCGCGGCGTTGACTGGAAATGCCACAGTTCCAAATAGTTCATTATTTGCATCGGCAATTGGATCAAACGCACTATATGTAACAAAATCAAGTTGGGATACACTTGGCGCAACTGCCGGATTTAGTATTGCAGCCTCAGAGACTAAGTATCCGAGCGGAACAACAGTATCATCAGTTACTGCCAATCCTCTTCCAATAGCAACTACATTAGGTCTAGTAACAGGAACCGCTGTAATTCCTGCAAATGCATTCTTTAAAACACCAGCCGGTGTAAACTTCTTGTATATTTCGCAAGCTAGTTTTTCTGCACTAGGAACTATTGTAGCAGGTTACGGAGTATCAAGTGCAGATTTTCCAGCTAGCACTACAGTAAGTGGTGTTACTGGGCCATTGTTCGCCGCAGGAAATAGTTATTATACAGTAACGTTTAGTCAGAACGCACTATTGCCTCACAATCCGGTAACATCAAACTTGGCAACTCGACAAATCCAATTACTTAATAACGTAGTAACATTGACATTTAACGTGACGCAAACAGTTGCTCCTTATAGTATAGGTGATAGTATTACTGTGTCTGGAAATACGGGATTTACGGGAATTAATGGAGTATTTACTGTTACAGCATGTAGCACTACTGTGGTGTCATATGCATTTACAGGAGTTAACTTCGGACCAGTTATAGTAACCGGCGCAGTTGTAAATAACAGTGCATTAAATAATACTAGGTTATTTGCAACAGGATTAGCAATAACTGGTGCAACTACACTTAACTTTACACAATCAAGCTGGACATCATTACCGATCGGAACCCCAGCTGTTGGCAATACAACCAACGATACTGGCAAATTTGCAAACGGAACTCAGATTAGTGCAATTAGTCCGTTGAGAACATTTAATGGTGTTAACTTTTATACAGTTACTTTTAATAGCACATTAGTTGGTTCTCAACCGGCTGGCGCTGCTGTAGCATTTAGTTTCACAGCATACTATACATTGCTATTAAGTAAGAATGCATCAAGCGCAATTAATGCCGCAGCTACAGTGGCATTTACCCCAGCTATTATTGGAACTAACACATCGTTCTTATACTTTACACAGGCAAGTTGGGAAACACTAGTTAGTAATTATGGAGCAACTACCGGCACTGAAGTTGTAGACGTTGCTAAGTTTCCTTCTAACACTAAAATTGCAAGCGTTCTTGCATTACAATTGTTCGGGGGAACTGCCTACTATCGTGTTAACTTTACACAAAGTTCGATCGCGGCAATTGCACCTTCTGCCGCAGTTACATTCCAGTTCGGTCTTCCACCTTACGCACAACCTGGTGAGACAGTATTCTCACTAGTTGCTGCACCGGGCGGCGCTACTGTTCTTGATCTTGCAGAGTTAAAAGAATTGACAAACACTACCTTAGGCGGCAGAGGAACTTATCCAAACGGTCCAGACGTGTTGGCTATTAACGTTTACCGTGCGAGTGGCACTGGAAGTATTTCAACTAACATTGTTGTTCGTTGGGGTGAAGCGCAGGCTTAAAGGCTGTCTACTATATCAATAACGGTTTGTATCTTAGTTTGAATAATACGATTACGCAAACTAAGTGCAAGCCCTTTATGAATAGGTTTAGGAAATGATTGAATGCTAGCCCATGCCCACGCAGTATGCTCGTCGCTAAGAGTAGGGATAAATTCTTTTTCTACTACGCAGAAATAAGTGTGAAAGTTAAACACACTATCATTTGAAACAAACGATTCTAATGGGATCGTTTTTTTAATATCAGGCATTGCGCCTAATTCTTCTTCTATTTCTCTTTGAAGACCTTGCCAAGGAATTTCGTTAGCCAAGTTAGTCCCGCCAACAAGCCCCCATGTTTCAGAATGTTTGCCGTCAGCTTTTTGAAGCAACAGGAATCTATTTGTAGACTTTGCATATATTAATGCACCGCTACAAACAATCTTATCTGTTAAAGTCTTAGTCTCCATCCGCCCTCTTTATATTCGCCTTCAAACGATTTAGTCCATGCAATACCATCCCACTTGTATTGCACTCCTGTATATATATTCGTTTGATAGGTAGGACTAGTGTCTTCTTGATGAGCAGCGGTGGCAAAAACTACATGCCATCTTGTGCCGTCATATTCAATAATATCGTTTTCTTTAGCAACAAAATCAACACCTAGCGTTGATTTCCAAGCATCAGGTCCGTCTGCATTTATAGCACTACCAATGTCTTCTACTATTAGATATCGTCTACCACTTGATAACTGTCCGTATAACGAAACAAACTTAGGATCATTTGGCCCAGTAGTTAACGGATTTATAATTGCATGGAACACTCCTGAACCAGGAGACGGATGTGACGCAGTTACAATATTAGTGTTGTTAGGATATGTATCAGCATCCCATACTACACTTAGTATAGAATCGTCGTCTGGATGTATAGCAATAGTGCCAATAACTTCGCTGCCTGAAGGTTGTTTAATAAAAATCTGACTATACCCAGCTTTGTATTGTCCAGGATATTGATCTAAGATATTAAACCAACTAATTGTAGTTCCTTGTTTAATAGGCAGCATTGTAGGGTCGTTACTAAATGCATTCTCAGTCTCGGCCATTAGTTGAGCTCTACCATTGTAAACTTGCACTCCGTAGCCGGCAATGTTAGTGGCAATCTGTGTAATAATATTAATGCCTGTTCTTGCATCGTCTGCAATTGGGTCAGTGCCCATGCCGTCGATATAAGTATCCTCTGGGCCAGAAATTCCTTGTTGTAGACTAGTAATAATCTGTGTGATAACGCCCATCTGTTTAATCTTAACAGGCGGATTTATCCATATTGGTGTTTCTAATTCTAAAGTAGCAATATCAATAGGGGTGTCTGCACCTACTGGAATTGATCGAGAACTCCAGGTTAAGTTTTTAATTTCTAATACAGTTAAGCTGGTCCAGTCAACAAAATTATCGGTAGTTTGTAATTCAAGAGTTGGATTAAACAATATTAAAATTTGTTCCAGCATTTGTAATTTTTGATCAGTGTTAGCGGCCCATATGTCGCATTTCATTTTTAATATAAACGGAGTCGGCATCAATCTTTCAACTGTGTAGTTGCCACCTTGCGCACCGGTATATTGACCAGTTGCCTCGTCATACTCGCGTTCTCTAACATGAACTTTACCAATAAAGGTTGAGTCGGCAAGTCTGGAAGGATCCATACTAAGACCTGTAATGTATACAGCAATACGCGGAGTAGAGTTTATCTTGTTCTCAGAGTTTTGTCGCATGATTGCTGCGGCCTGTCTGTCAGCATCACCGTAGACTACCGGAATTCGAACTAATCTGCCATCACCATACTTAACTGTAAAATTGCTAAAGACTCTAATAGTTTGTAGCAAATATCTACGAATTTGACCATCATAAAAATGTAACATTATAAATCTGCCTTAGGTTTAAGAGCCTTACTAATTGACTGCCGTTCATCAATAAACGATTGATACAATGTCCATGAAACACTACTACCAATTGGGGCAGTTGCATTCATAGTAATCTTAGCATTGCCGCCACTGCCAGAAGTTACAGTGGCCACTGTTACTTTTTCATCACCAATCATAACTTTTGCGCCCATCTTAGCAGTAAACGGTGTTATAGTTTGTATAATTGTAGTTGCCACTGTTGGAATATCAATGCCTTCTTGAACCACAGTAGTTCCAGTAATGTTTGTATTGTTAATAAAACTAGTTTTAAGAGTCTGTCTGCTATCTGTATTTGAGAGTGTGTGACGAACTTTGTCTTCAACTTTAACCCAGCGAGCACCGTCATATCTAAACAATCTGTTGGGTAGCATATCCGTTCTTAAAAAGAAATCGTCTTCATAAGGGCCTGCAGGGAATTGAATCCCGTGACCAAATTCTGCACCATTTGGTGGAACTCCGTCACCTAGCAAGTATCCAGAGTAACCTGATCGTTGAGCACGATTAGTGACTTCACTGGCACTAAATGTTTCGTTACTAGCATCTAACACTGTCTCATCTACAGTTTGTAGTAGCGGTTGTCCAGTATTTGGATCAGCGGCAATTGTATAAAACTGTCTAGTTTCAAATCCGCTCTGAGGAGCATCGGCGTCAGCTTGAGCTAACACACTGTCATTAATTTCAAGTTCTTTGTTAGCAGTGCTTAATAATTGTCTTAGTGTAAGTTCGCTATTTTCATTAACTGGTTGATCCAGAATATCAGCAAATTGCTGGTTATCTGTAATCTTCTTAAGTTTTAATCTGTAAAGGTGCGGATACCAAGAAGCACTAAATCCCTCACTGGCT